TGAACCTGAGTTACCTGATGAACCTGATGAACCTGAGTTACCTGAAGAACCACTTGAACCATCATCACCTGAAGAACCACTTGAACCTGAGTTTCCTGATGAACCTGATGAACCTGAGTTACCTGAAGAACCACTTGAACCATCATCACCTGAGGAACCACTTGAACCTGATGAACCTGAGTTACCTGATGATCCACTTGAACCTGAGTTACCTGATGAACCTGATGAACCTGAGTTACCTGAAGAACCACTTGAACCATCATCACCTGAAGAACCACTTGAACCTGAGTTACCTGATGAACCTGATGAACCTGAGTTACCTGAAGAACCACTTGAACCATCATCACCTGAAGAACCACTTGAACCTGATGAACCTGAGTTACCTGATGATCCACTTGAACCTGAGTTACCTGAAGAACCACTTGAACCATCATCACCTGAAGAACCACTTGAACCTGAGTTACCTGATGAACCTGATGAACCTGAATTACCTGATGAACCTGAAGAACCACTTAAACCTGATGACCCACTTGAACCTGAGTTACCTGATGAACCTGAAGAACCACTAATACCTGATGACCCACTTGAACCTGAGTTACCTGATGAACCTGAAGAACCACTAATACCTGATGATCCACTTGTACCTGTGATACCTGATGAACCACTTGTTCCTGATGAACCTGATGAACCTGAAGCACCTGAAGAACCTGATGAACCTGAGTTTCCTGATGAACCTGAGCTACCTGAGTTTCCTGATGAACCGCTTGAACCATCTGTTCCTGATGAACCTGAAGTTCCTGATGAACCTGAGTTACCTGATGAACCTGATGAACCTGATGAACCATCTGTTCCTGAAGAACCTGATGTTCCTGAAGAACCCGAAGCACCTGAAGAACCTGATGAACCTGTTTTACCTGATGAACCTGATGAACCTGATGAACCATCAGTTCCTGAAGAACCTGATGAACCTGAGTTACCTGATGAACCTGATGAACCTGAGTTACCTGAAGAACCACTTGAACCTGAGTTACCTGAAGAACCACTTGAACCTGAATCACCTGATGAACCGCTTGAACCATCTGTTCCTGATGAACCTGAAGAACCTGATGAACCTGTTTTACCTGATGAACCTGATGAACCTGATGAACCATCAGTTCCTGAAGAACCTGATGTTCCTGAAGAACCCGAAGCACCTGATGAACCTGATGAACCTGAGTTACCTGATGAACCTGATGAACCTGAAGCACCTGATGAACCACTTGAACCTGAATTACCTGAAGAACCACTTGAACCTGAGTTACCTGAAGAACCGCTTGAACCATCTGTTCCTGATGAACCTGAAGAACCTGATGAACCTGTTTTACCTGATGAACCTGATGAACCTGATGAACCATCTGTTCCTGAAGAACCTGAAGAACCTGATGAACCTGTTTTACCTGATGAACCTGATGAACCTGATGAACCATCTGTTCCTGAAGAACCTGATGTTCCTGAAGAACCCGAAGCACCTGATGAACCTGATGAACCTGAGTTACCTGATGAACCTGATGAACCTGAGTTACCTGATGAACCACTTGAACCTGAATTACCTGATGAACCTGATGAACCATCTGTTCCTGATGAACCTGATGAACCTGAAGAACCTGACGATCCTGATGATCCTGATGATCCGCTTGAACCATCTGTTCCTGATGAACCTGATGAACCACTTGAACCTGATGAACCTGAAGTACCATCAGAAAGTACTGAACAAAGTACCATCATAGTACCATCGGCAATTGATCCAAGAGTACCAGAAACATGAGTTACCCCAATTAATGAAGGAGTAGCATTTGTAGGTCCTGATGTAACATTATATGTTGCAAAAGAAGATCCACCAGCTACTGATATTATAAGTTGTGCATTAGTAGTACTTAATAATTGTATCGCTAAAGGAGTAGAATTACTAGCTGTTCTTATTTGTGTTACAGATGAACCTATTGTATTATTGCTAAAATAAACTTCATTAATATTGGTTAAACCATTATCTGATGTTTTTTCAGCATTCACACAAGCCCCACTCAAACCAGTATTACCTGAAGAACCACTTGAACCTGAAGTTCCTGATGAACCTGATGAACCACTTGAACCACTTGAACCTGATGAACCATCATCACCTGATGATCCTGAAGTACCTGATGAACCTGAGTTACCTGATGAACCTGATGAACCTGAGTTACCTGAAGAACCACTTGAACCTGAATCACCTGATGAACCGCTTGAACCATCTGTTCCTGATGAACCTGAAGTTCCTGAAGAACCTGAGTTACCTGATGAACCTGATGAACCATCTGTTCCTGAAGAACCTGATGTTCCTGAAGAACCTGATGAACCTGTTTTACCTGATGAACCTGAAGAACCACTTGAACCATCTGTTCCTGATGAACCTGATGAACCACTTGAACCTGATTCCCCTGAAGAACCTGATGAACCATCTGTTCCTGATGAACCTGATGAACCATCTGTTCCTGATGAACCTGAAGTACCTGAAGAGCCACTTGAACCATCTGTTCCTGATGAACCTGAAGTTCCTGAAGAACCTGAGTTACCTGATGAACCTGATGAACCATCTGTTCCTGAAGAACCTGATGTTCCTGAAGAACCCGAAGCACCTGAAGAACCTGATGAACCTGTTTTACCTGATGAACCTGAAGAACCACTTGAACCATCTGTTCCTGATGAACCTGATGAACCATCTGTTCCTGATGAACCTGAAGTACCTGAAGAGCCACTTGAACCATCTGTTCCTGATGAACCTGAAGAACCATCTGTTCCTGATGAACCTGAAGTACCTGAAGAGCCACTTGAACCATCTGTTCCTGATGAACCTGAAGAACCATCTGTTCCTGATGAACCGCTTGAACCTGATGAACCTGATAAACCTGATGAACCTGAAGTTCCTGAGTTACCACTTGCTGCATAATTAATTACACACTTATCATTATTAGTAAACCCAGTATCAACTAAAACATCAACAGTATATAGAACTCTTCCTGTTGAGTTAGATAAAGCAACAACAGTAGCTACAAATACTTCATTTCCACCTGTAGCATCATATATTGTTACTACTCCAAATCCAGTAGAAGAATTACCTGTATTATTCCATGATAACAACCACTGCTCCATATCGATACCACTAGCATCATCATGACTAATAGTTAATAAACCTGTTCCTGAGTTATAACTCCAATCACCTGAATTTGAAGTTGCTTGTGTACTAGAATACGAATATGGAACTCCTCCTTTTAGACCATCTATACCACTTGATCCTGATGAACCGCTTGTTCCTGATGAACCTGATGAACCTGATGAACCTGATGTACCTGATGAACCTGATGTACCTGATGAACCATCATCACCTGAGGATCCTGAAGAGCCATCTGTTCCTGAAGAACCTGATGTACCTGAAGAACCGCTTGAACCATCTGTTCCTGATGAACCTGAAGTTCCTGATGAACCTGAGGCACCTGAAGAACCTGATGAACCTGATTTACCTGATGAACCTGATGAACCTGATGAACCATCTGTACCTGAAGAGCCTGAAGTTCCTGAAGAACCGCTTGAACCACTTGAACCATCATCACCTGATGATCCTGAAGAACCGCTTGAACCATCTGTTCCTGATGAACCTGAAGTACCTGAAGAGCCACTTGAGCCGCTTGAACCATCGTCACCTGATGATCCTGATGAACCACTTGAACCATCTGTACCTGAAGAACCACTTGAACCTGAAGTTCCTGAAGAACCTGATGAACCATCTGTACCTGATGAACCTGAAGAACCACTAGTTCCTGCAGGACCATCATTAACAAAATCTACTACTGCATCAAAATTACTAGTTGAAGTAGTTATATTACCTGATAGAGGATCTACAGTAAGTTCATAATTTCCGGTATTAGAAGCAACTCCTGTAACTGTAAATGTTCCTATATCATTAGCATTATCTGCTGCTTGTACAGTTAATATTCCTGCTGGTGCTATGTTGTCTCCAACAAATGATGCTAACCAAGCTTCCATGTTAACACTTTCTGCACTTACATTAGCTATATATACTTCTGTAATGTTGCTGAATGCTGTACCACCAGTCCAATCAAATTCTATTTTTCCTGATGCTGGATTAGTTCCTGAGCCATCAAAATCATATCTTATTCCACCTCTTTCTCCATCTGTTCCAGATGAACCACTTGTTCCTGAAGAACCTGAAGAACCATCTGTTCCTGAAGAACCTGATGTACCTGAAGAACCTGAAGAACCTGATGAACCACTTGAACCATCATCACCTGAAGAACCACTTGAACCTGAAGAACCGCTCGAACCATCTGTTCCTGATGAACCTGAAGTTCCTGAAGAACCGCTTGAACCATCTGTACCTGATGAACCACTTGTTCCTGATGAACCTGAAACTCCTGAAGAGCCTGAAGAGCCTGAAGAACCTGAAGAACCTGCTATTCCTGTTAATAAACATATACTACCTACCCCTGTTACAATACCTGTTGAAGTCGTTGATGATATTGTTACATCTAATTTGTAAATATTACCACTAAGTGATATACTACTAATATTATAAATTGCAGTATCTCCACCTGAGTCATTTATTTTTAGCATACCTGTTTGGAATACTAAATATTGATTGAAAAATGTTGATTGGTCTACACCATTATCATCTACTTTATTGACATATACAGACGTTACTATAGGGTATAAATTAGTTCCTGTAGCTATCTCTCCACTAGATGGAGTAGTTGTTGTAGATGTAGTTATATCATACTCAAAACATTGTGATGATGATAATCCTGATGAACCACTTGAACCTGAAGTTCCTGATGAACCTGATGAACCTGATGAACCTGATGAACCATCTGTACCTGAAGAACCACTTGATCCTGATGAACCTGATTCACCTGAAGAACCTGAAGAACCTGAAGAACCACTTGAACCATCATCACCTGAAGAGCCTGAAGAACCACTTGAACCATCTGTTCCTGATGAACCTGATGAACCTGATGATCCTGAAGAACCATCATCACCTGAAGAACCTGAAGAACCACTTGAACCATCTGTTCCTGATGATCCTGATGAACCTGATGAACCTGAATTACCTGAAGAACCGCTTGAACCATCTGTTCCTGAAGAACCTGAAGTACCACTTGATCCTGATGAACCACTTGATCCTGATGAACCTGATGTTCCTGAAGATGTATAACCACAAATTACTAAACTAGCTCCTTGTGCTAAATTTGTAAATGAACCACTTACATAAGTTACTCCTATTTGAGTTCCAGATGTTGCTAAATAAGTATAATTAGCTATATTCCCATTAGGATCTTGTATTGTAATTACATCACCTACTGATAAACCATTTAATATTAAAAATAAAGGAGTTGAGGTGCTTACAAATTGTAATCTAGCAACAGCACTAGCTATTAATGTTGAATTATTACTACTATCTAAAAGATCTACTTGATCTGTTCCTGTTGGATTGGTTGTAAGTTTAACTGTTGAACAACCTCCTCCTTCATTACAACATTGACTAAAAACACAAGTAGTAACAGTATCTCCTTGATTAGCCCCTGTAAAAGAACCTGATATATAACTTACGTTTATAGCTGTGGAAGAAGGCTGTCCTAATATTGTAAAAGTAGCAGTACCCCCATTAATTGTTATTTCTATTATAGAGCCAGTACTTACACCAGCAAGTAATTGTAAAGTTGGATCGTTTGCACCATTAAAAGTTAGTTGAGTAACTAAATTAGCTGCAAGTGTTGCTGATCCATTGCTTTGTAGCATTATAATTTTTCCAGCTGACATTCCAGATACAGCTGCTACATTTGTACTACATGCACCACTTAAACCATCTACTCCCGATGAGCCTGATGTACCTGAAGAACCATCTGTTCCTGAAGAACCTGATGTACCTGAAGAACCTGAAGAACCTGAAGAACCTGAAGAACCATCTGTTCCTGAAGAACCTGATGTACCTGAAGAACCTGAAGAACCATCTGTTCCTGAAGAACCTGATGAACCATCTGTACCTGATGAACCACTTGATCCTGATGAACCTGAAGTTCCTGAAGAACCGGAATTACCTGATGATCCTGAAGAACCTGAAGTACCACTTGATCCTGATGAACCATCTGTACCTGATGAACCTGATGAACCTGATGAACCTGATGAACCTGATGTTCCGGATGAACCTGAATCACCTGAAGAACCTGATGAACCATCTGTTCCTGATGAACCTGATGAACCTGATGAACCTGAAGTACCATCTGTTCCTGAAGAACCTGATGAACCTGAAGTTCCTGAGCTACCTGAGGTACCATCTGCCCCTGCACTTGTAAAACATACAGAGTATGTACCTGTTTGAGCATTATTATTAATAAATACATCAAGAAATGTTAATGTAAATACGAAATCACCATTACCGTTTACACTAACTGCAGTTATTTGGTAGTCTGCACCTCTTCCATCTGAAGATTTAGTTAATTTAATACGTCCCGTTTGACTATTTACATATTGTGAAAGAAATATAGATTTATCATCACCATTACTATCAATTTTATCAAATATAAATGATGAAATGCTACCAAAAAGAACTGCATTTCCAGCAAATTCTCCACTTGCTGGGTTAGTAGTTCCTGATGTTACTAAATCATATTCCATACATTCTGATGCACTAATACCTGATGATCCTGAAGTACCTGATGAACCTGATGAACCACTTGATCCTGATGAGCCACTTGATCCTGATGAACCGTCTGTACCTGAAGATCCTGATGAACCTGATGAACCTGAGGAACCTGAATTACCTGAAGAACCACTTGAACCATCTGTTCCTGAAGAACCTGATGTACCTGATGAACCTGAAGAACCTGAAGAACCCGAATCACCTGAAGATCCTGATGAGCCATCTGTTCCTGATGAGCCACTTGAGCCATCCGTTCCTGATGAACCTGATGAACCTGATGAACCTGAATCACCTGAAGAACCTGATGAACCATCTGTTCCTGAAGAACCACTTGAACCATCTGTTCCTGATGAACCACTTGAACCATCTGTTCCTGATGAACCTGATGAACCTGAAGTTCCTGAAGAACCTGAGTTACCGGATGAACCTGATGAACCATCTGTTCCTGATGAACCTGATGTTCCTGATGAACCTGAATTACCTGAAGATCCTGATGAACCGTCTGTACCTGAAGACCCACTTGAACCATCTGTACCTGATGAACCTGATGAACCTGAAGTTCCTGAAGAACCTGATGAACCATCTGTTCCTGATGAACCTGAAGAACCATCTGTTCCTGATGAACCTGATGAACCTGATGAACCTGAATTACCTGAAGATCCTGATGAACCGTCTGTACCTGAAGAACCACTTGAACCATCTGTTCCTGAAGAACCGGATGTTCCTGAAGAACCTGAATCACCTGAAGAACCACTTGAGCCATCTGTTCCTGAAGAACCACTTGAACCATCTGTTCCTGATGAACCTGAAGAACCATCTGTTCCTGATGAACCTGAAGTACCTGAAGAGCCACTTGAACCATCTGTTCCTGAAGAACCACTTGAACCTGATGAGCCTGATTCACCTGATGATCCTGATGATCCATCTGTTCCTGATGAACCTGAAGAACCATCTGTTCCTGATGAACCTGATGAACCATCTGTACCTGAAGAGCCTGAAGTTCCTGAAGAACCACTTGAACCTGATTCCCCTGAAGAACCACTTGAACCATCTGTTCCTGAAGAGCCACTTGAACCTGATGAGCCTGATTCACCTGAAGATCCTGAAGAACCATCTGTTCCTGATGAACCTGAAGAACCATCTGTTCCTGAAGAACCACTTGAGCCACTTGAACCTGATGAGCCTGATTCACCTGAAGAACCTGAAGAACCATCTGTTCCTGATGAACCTGATGAACCATCTGTACCTGAAGAACCTGAAGTTCCTGAAGAACCACTTGAACCTGATTCCCCTGAAGAACCACTTGAGCCTGAGTTACCTGATGAGCCTGATGAACCTGAGTTACCTGATGAGCCTGATGAACCTGATGAACCTGAAGATCCTGACGTATTACTTCCTACAAATAACCAACTAGCAGTATTAGTAATATTAGCAGAATCAGTTAAAACATAAATACCATTATTAGCAGTAGTAGAATCTTCAGCAACAGTAACAGTCATACCATTATAACCATAATAACTGCCATCTAATGCTGTCCAGTTAGATGCTACAATTAAATCTGCTTTTGTAGGCACATTTGCACGAGCATCAAATGCTCCTGCTATTTGTGGCTCAAAATTTGCCGATATTGGTAATGTTCCTTTTTGTCTTGCCATTTTATATTATTATGTCAAAAATCTTAATTTTCGTGCACCTATAACAGATCCATTATGTGTATACCTATCATAAGGAATATTACTAACTCCTTGTATTGTTTTGGTTACTGATGTTACTGTAAATGTTGCTAAGTTAATATTATCAAATACGTTACTTAATGTATTAAATTGTTGTAACCCTGTTATAGTACTAAATGCCTGGGGTATGTCAATTGTTTGTTTTGCACCACCCCCACCAGATTCTGTTACCACATCTACTGTTATATTACTAGTCATTGATTGTAAACCTTGTTTAGTCAATGTACTAATATTTACTGTGGTAGCAAACACTGGGTAAACACCTGTTATTGTTCTTGTTAAATTATTGTTAGTTTGACCAGCAGGTAGAGGACTATTAAAATTATTTCCTGTACTTGATAGAGGTTGCTGACCAGCATCATAAGCAACTCTTGAAGTCCATGATTGAGCACCCTGTACTATCGTATATACTGCGGTTGTAGCTGTAGAATTTGTTAGGGAAGTACTAGATTGTGGAGTTGGTACTGATCCCGGTCCTGTGTAAATATACGCATTAGGTAATCCACTTCTAAATCCATTTGTACCATAAGCTGGGTTGATTGATCCCCTACTAAATGTTGAAGATAAAGTTATACCTCCTATTGCAAATTGTTCCCCAATTTCTCTAAAACCAGATGGTGATAAAGTAAAATTTGTTTGTGATGGATTTGTTAATGATGGAAATAATTCAGGATATAACATTAAATCCATCATTTCTTGAAATGATTTTCCAGGTGATGGAAATGTTGTTCCTGATGATATATTATCAAAAGGTGAATTTCCTGGGAAGTTTTGAGGTAAAGCAGTTGCATTAATAAAATTACCACCTGCAGAATCTATTGTTATTTCTGTTGCACTAGTTTGTGTAAGAGTAATACCTGTTCCTTCTGTTAAATTAACAGTAGAATCTACTCCTGCAGCAGCATCTAAATTTAAAGGAACACTTGTTCCTGATTTTGCTCCTGCTGATAATGTATAAGTATCTCCCCCTCCTGTGAATTCAATATTTGCTTGACCACCACCAAAATTAGTAACTGTAACCCCTGATCCTATAAAATTTAATCCAGTTGCTACTGGAACTACTGGAGCTCCTCCTTGTAATACATCTATTCCTCCAAACCCTGGAAGGTTAGATAAGTCAAATGATTGAGAAAGATTATTTTCCCAAGTATAAAAATTTAAAAAAGTTCCTTGTAAAGAAGCTGAATAAAACAGAGATGAAAAATTCCCATCTACCTCAGCAAATGTTAACTCTGATCCTTTAGTCTGTCTTAATATTATTGCCATTTTAACCTTTAATTATAAATATTATAACCTTTAAGAAAATTGATTTTATTTATCATTAAACGTTGTAGGGTTGTTATCTGTTTGTATTCCTAATTTTGGATTATTATTATTAACGCTAGTTGGTAAGATTTTTACAGTTTCCATATCAAATATTATTTGGGTTCCATTACTTTGTTTTTTTATTGATGCTAATTCTTTTTGAATAGTATCAGGAATAAGATATCCATGTAATTTTAATGAAAATTGAGTTTTTACAATTCTGTTTCCTGCATTTTCTATTTCTACAGAAGTTGCATAATTATCAATACGTGCTCTAAATTTAAATCTTTCAGGATTACCCCAATAAGAATCAGAAGCATAATTCATTGCTTCCACAATTTTATTCATTTGTTCTACATAATAAGTTGATATAATAAAATCATAAGTTAAATTTACATAATCTGGTACTACTACAGCATATGATTCTTTTTTAGGGATTCTATTATTTAGTATATTAAAATTATCATATTCATTTTTTGCACTATATTGTTTTTCAAATAATTGAACATTATTAGGATAATTAGCATCTAATTTATTAGCTATACTTCTTACTTTTTCTATATTATTACGTTTAAAAGTAATAACAGGCATCATTATCTTTCCTTTTAAATCCCTATAATACCCTTGCTTTTGAACTTGTGCCCATCTTTCAGGTGATCCATAATACACAGGAACTTTTTGTACTACACCATTCTGCATTACAGTGGGTTTGATAACATTTTCTAAATAGAAGAAAAGTGCCTCATCATTTTCTTTTAATCCTAAAGAAAAAGGTTTTGTTTTATCATCCCTAAAAGATACTTGATTACCTCTATTATTTCTATCAGGAAAAGCTCTATTAGGATTTCCTGTAGTTTCACCATTTTCGGGATTTTTATAAGTATCCTGTACAGGATTACTTAATAATATTTCCCTCTGTGTTTTAGGTCTAGGTATTTTTCCGTGTTCTGCCATATTATTGATATCTTGCTTGAGTTAAACCTAACTTATCTGCTTGTACATAATGAGATTTACAAATAATTGAAATATTAGAACCATAAGCACTTAAATCTCCTGGACCATCTGCTAAATTAATAGTATTTACATTATTAGGATACTCTGGATTTTTACCTACAAAGTATTGATTTGCTATTACTTCATGTACTTCATAATAACCTTCATTATACATAATAATATCCCCTACTTGTGGTACTAAATCAGCTCCATATCCTGTTTGAGGTAATCCTGTATAACTATTTCCTTGACCTTGTCCTGATGAATCTGGATTAAGATTAAAATCTTGATTTTTATCTAATAAATCATCTCTTAAAAAGCTAAATTGTATTTCTTTATTAAAATCAGTTCCTAAATCACTTTCAGGATAAATTTCATCTGTTCTTTCTACTAAAGTATTAAGTAAAACAGGTCCCATATAATACTTTTCTTCAGCTGCTTCTCCGTATAAATTAATTTTTGTTTCTTCTAATTTATATTTGTAAAAAGCACACTGCTCTGTTATGATATCACCCATCAATTCTCTACTCATATGTCTGAATAGACTTACATCTCTTTGTGTGCCAAATAATGCCATATTATCCTATATAAATTACTCTTGGAACTCTGTCTAATTCCTTCATTACAAAATCAGATTCCATTGTTCTTCTTTCTAATAACTTTTCTCTTGATGTTTCATCAAAAAATGCTCTTAATGAAGCTAATAATGCTTCTTTTTCTTCTCTTGCTGCTGCTATTAAATCAGCTTGGTTTAATGTTATTTCAGCATTAGGTATTGGAATAGTTTCATATTTACCTCTTACATATCCTAACATTTCTTTACATATAGCTAAAGTCATTTCAAATATCCAACTTCTACCTACTGAATTAATTTCATCATATTTAGGGTTTTTATAAGGTACCCCACTTACCATTTTTATTTTATCATAAGCTTCTACTATAGATGCTGTTGATCTTTGAGATTTAGATATAAACTCTACCCACATATTTCCTGCCGAACCTGATGGATTATCTAATGATGCTGTTCCAAATGCTTGGGGAATAGGAAATACTCTTAACACATTATCATGCATTTCAAATGAATAGTTAGATATTCTAACTGTATCATTCATTTCTATTTGTTGAATAATAGCCATATCATAATTTAAAGGCATCATAAGATAACCTCCACCATAACCAAATCCACCTAATCCTCCAACTCCATCAATTCCTGCTGCTACTGTTCCTCCTAAACCAAACCCAAAACCATCATAAGCATTCATCATTAAAGCAGAAGCTGGTCTGTCTTCATAAAATACTCTCATTATTTCAATATCATTAGGTTCTGTAAAGCCATTTTGGTATGCTAATTCATTTAAATCATAATCTTGAACACTTCCAGATAATGGTACTTTTAATTTATGCCAAGGAACATTTCCTCCTGTTCCAGCTTCAACCCCATATTGTTCTGAAAAATCAATTACACGACCTAAGTTAGGTGTTACAATTGCTTCATCAATTTCTATACTTGAAGGTGCTCCCTCTAATGTTAAATAATTTTCTCTAATTTTATAAGCATATAATTCATTACCATACACCGTAACTGCCTCTTCAAATGCAGCATAAATATTTACTGCTTGTAATTCAATTTCAACTAAAGGATAACCTAATCTTCTAGTAACAAAAGTACAAACCTTGTCTGCATCTTTTTCAAAGGCTATATCATTGTCATAAAACCCAAAAGGTGTATCTCCTGGGTGGAATGAACTAGATCCGGGCCAAATTGGTATGTTTGCCATAATTTATTTTTTAATTCGTTGCTATTGGTGCATTTACTAACACATATTCTACATCTATACTTGAACTGATAGCATATACAGATATAAATTCTATGTCTTGACTAAAGCTTCCTATAAAATCACTTCCTGATACTCCAACCCCCGAAAACATTAGAGAAGAAGTTGGTAATACATCCATAGTCCAATAAGATGGTGTTACACCTGAAGATGTGAATGATACAGCTAATGAAGCTGAATCATCCATATTTGTTATTCTTCCATAAGCTATACTATATGAAGGAAATAAAGCTGGGCCTGGAGTTAAACCATTAGTGTTAATTAAATCAACTGAAGTAGTATTAGGACAAGTTACTATTCTTCTATCATAATTAGTTACATTAGGAATTCTATAAAGATTTTCATTAACGGTTCTAATACCATTAATTACATGGTCTTCCTTAATTTTTACTTGGAATGTTGAGGGTTTTATAGTGGATGCCATATCTTTTTGTTATAAATATGGAAGAAAATGAAGTAAACATAAAAAACATGTTTATTTTTTACTTTTCCCACTAGACCCAGCTGAACCCTTTATGATTCCTCTCCCTGTTGCTTCTTCATATATTTCAATCAAATCATCAACAATAGGATCTCTATGATTTTGCATTAAGGTTACTCCAATCATATTTTTTACCCTACGAGAAGCAGCATATAAAAATCTAAAACCTGAGTCTGCTTTGCTACGTAAATCTACTTGATGATCATCCCCACAAACTACCATTTTTGATCTTAAACCTATACGAGTTGAAATCATTTCCATTTGTTCATGAGTAACATTTTGTGCTTCATCTACAATAATACAACTATCTAAAAAAGTTCTTCCCCTCATAAATGCTAATGGAACTATTTCTATTTTACCATCTTCAATTAATTTTTCAACTTTTACTTTATCATAAAGAGAATACATATTTTGGTAAATAGGTTGAATCCAAGGATCCATTTTTTCTCTTAAATCCCCAGGTAAAAATCCAATTTCTTCTTTTGAAACTGTAGGTCGGGTTATTATTATTTTTGAATAGTGTCTTCTTAAAAGTCCATCTAAAGCTATATTACATGCTAGTAAAGTTTTACCTGATCCAGCTTTGCCAGCTAGTATAGTTAAAGTATTATCTAATATTTTTGCTTTTGCTTCTTTTTGTTCTTCGTTTAATTGTATTTTAAATTTAATTGGATTCTTCACTATTCTTTTTGGTCTAAATACTTCGTCTGTATGATGATTTGAGGTCATTATGGGTTATTTTAATTAATTTATCAAGGCCTGCATTAACATGATTTGTTTCATCTAATAAAAGATCAAATTTGAATCTTTCATCTAAAGGTAAAACTAAATCTACTTGGGAACCCCACCTAATTAAACTAAATCTTTCATTTTGAGTACAAAGATCTTGCTGTTTTTTAAATGGAGCTATTACATTTACATCTTCATCGGCTATTTGTATTATATGATATGTGTAATCTAAAGAAGGTACATATATCTGGTTAGACATTCTTTCGTTAAATTTTAAGTAATCCATATTATTAGGATTAATTACTTTATTTAATATATCCTTTTCAACAGCTAACATGGGTTTGTTAGTTGATTCAATAGGTTCTAAATTTTTATATTTTAATACTCCCCCATAAGGAATTCTATTAATATGTACATCATAAAATGACATAAATATTCCTATTACTAATGAGGGTTTATTGTAGCTTTTATCCCCCATTACATCTTGAATTGTATAATCTATACCTTTAATTTCAAGTACCTGTTCTCCTGGTTGTACTATTTTTTGATACAAAATAGTTCCATCAGCTGGGCTGTAGAAATGTTCATAATCTATATATGAAGGTCTAATTGGATCTCTAAAAAAGAATGTATTACTTAATTCACCTACAGATATTTTAGATAATTCTGCTACTTCACCATTTAGCCAGTCTTCTAATTTTTCAGCCATTAAAGGAGAGTTTTAAAATGATCCACTCTATTTAAATGCATTACCATACAACTTAACATTGCTCCTGATTTCATATACTCTGATAAATTGAAAATTACAGGTTCCATTCCCTCATTAGAACATATTTTTTCTAATGAAGCTATTTTATGTTTTTCACCATCATAAAATTCATCTCCTCGTTTCATTTCTGAAATATTTGAAGCACATAAAATCATATTACCTAATCTAACTGAATTAGCCATTCCATATAGCGAGTCATTAACATTTATGTCTATTACGTTAGTATGTGCGCTTATTTGTGCGACCTCGGATCGATCATATAACTCCGTACAAACCATAGTACTGCGCGTATTTAACGGGAAAATACTACAATCTAAATGATACATATACTCATCAACCATTTTAACTTTAATAATTTCCATATCAAAATTTTCTTCCATCCATTGATAAGTTTTTTTATCTGAACGAATATCATATCCACCTATATAAACATTATCCTTAAGATATTTTATATCAGCTTCACCTTCCCATTTATGAGGAGATATGTGAGTTTTATAACCCATTTGATTAAAAAATTTCTCACCTACAAATTCTTCACCTTGCCTTGGGGGTGAAGTATAGTTAGATAATAAAATATGATTTTCATCTTTAATATGAGGTAATTGTAATCCTAAATTAGCTACATAAATTAAGTCTTGGAAATTACCTTCTGCAGGTAATAAATGCACTAATGATTGACCCGCCATAAAATTATATAGATCCATAAATTGCTTATAAGCTTTAGGTCTATTTATAGATAATTCTTTTTCGGACATTTCTTTCATCCAAACATTATTTGGATCATTTGTTGAAAATGTATGTGGGAAATTCATTAAGTAACTTTGAATAGGTAACTGTGAGGGTGTCTCTTTCATTTAAAAACTTTTTATTATTAATTCCGATATAAATATACTAACTACTTACTAAGTAACCAAGGAATAAAAAAAGCCCCGCTTTCGCGAGGCTTTTAATAAATATATGAATTATACTATTACAGGCTGTTTAATCCTGAAACGTAAATTCTACCATAAAATTCTGGTCTTAACATCTTCTTAGCGTAACGAGTTAATAAACCTTTTCTTGGAGTGAAGGTTGTTGGATCGTAAACTAATGGAGTCATGATTAATGGAATATATGGAGAGAATACAGCACCTGCTTCCAAGAACTGACCACCTCTGTATCCTAATAGGATCGTGTTGTCTGTCATGTAAGGGTTTTTGTAAACTTGATATCTACCATTCATTGAACCAGCTTTCTGTACACCAAATGCGTAGCTCATTTTAGCAGCATCACCATCTGAGTTACTAGCAAATCCTGGAATAGATTCGATAATAGTAGCTACTGTTGGAGAACATACCATGAAATTCGCTCCACCTCTAAGTGTTCTTTGGTGAATGATGTTACTTAACTTCTGAACTTTAGTTCCTAAAGTTTGGAACCACTGTCCTTGTGAGTTAAAGAAGCCTAAATTCGCTCCAGCACCCGCAGCAGTAATTGTTGCGTTGTTAGTAGCACTCCAGTACTCATCACCAGCACCAGCATCTTCGATTAGCATTGCAAGAATTTCTTGATCAATTTCTAATGAAATATACTCACTCATGATTGAAGTTAATTCAGCTTCAGCATCTAAAGAATGATAAGCATTTAGATCTTGAGCGAACTCAGGCGTCCAAACAGCTTTCAATTTTTTAGTTTTAGCTACGATAGCTTCACTTCTCATTTGTACATTAATCTCTGGAATAGCGATTGGTTGGTTAGCAGCATTTAATGCAACGTTACCATCTTCAAAATCACCTCTGTTATTGTCAGTAGGTTGTAGAGTTTGTAAAATAGTAGTTGTTGCAGCTGGAGCAATTTGTGAACCAGCAACACAGAAGAAAGAAATTATTCCATCTACTCCTCTAACGTCTGCAGCAGCTGCAGCACCTAAAGTAATTACAATTGCTCCAGCACCTGCACCTGCATTTGGTCTAGAAGCAACTGAGAAAGTTACTGTATCACCAGCAACATATCCAGATCCTGGGTTGTTAACAATCATCCCAGTAGTAGCACCACCAACAGCTACCAAAAAGTCAACTGTTAAACCAACACCAGCAACAGAAGTTGTAGCAGTAGGGGCAATGTTATTATCCGCACCACCAGCAGTACCAGCAGAGTCAGTAGTAATATCACCAGCTGGAACTGTTGAAACACCAGCAGCAGGAGTTGGGAAATAAGCACCTGAACTTAATTTAGTAAATGCTGGGTATTGTCTTGATCCATCAGCTGGAAGCGTAGCTGCTCCACCTAAATAAAATCCTTGAATAGCCGTTGCATCATAGTTAGCATCTAATACAGTAGCTAAAAAGTTAACCTTTTCAACATTTGCAACTGTATCTGTACCAGTAAATGTAAATGCTGAGTCAGCATTCATATCTCTGTAGAAATTAGCGTTACCAACATTGTAAGTAGTAGCAGCTAAAGCACCTGAAACTAAGTTTTGAGTTGAATATCCAAATCTACCAGCTCCATATAAACCACCTGCAGCCGCGTTACCGAAACCACTAGTGTTTGTTGGAACTGCATCTGGAGATGCTGTACCATATAAAGATTGTCCAATTGTAAATGGATTCTTTTGAGTATTTCCTGCTGTTTCTGGTGAACCTACGTTAGTTCCACCATATTGGAAATCTAGATAAAATACTAGACCTGAAGGAAGATTCATTGGCTGAACCGAAACGAATTCTTTCGCTGCGATTTGTCCAAATACCTTTCTTACCAATGGTAAAGCAACACCAGCCCACTGACCTGCAGGACCGTTACCAGCTGTAAATGTAGCTGATCCACCACCTGTTTGAGTGTTCTCTGTTACTAATTGTTTTGCTTGGTTTTCCAAGATCATAGACATATTGTTTTTGTCTTGCTCGGATCCCATGCCTTCTAATAGACCTGTTTTGGCCCATTTAGCGCTTAACCTTGCAGAATCACTTTGTAGTGATTTGTAAGTGTTTGCACTTTCTAATAATGAATTTAATTGTGACATGTTTTAATAATTTTTAGTCGTTTATAATTTAATTTTTAACCGTTGATAATACCTGCCAATTTCTGGAAGCGCATTACCATTTCATCTGATTCTACAATAGGTTTTTTACTTGGAGCTTTTGGAGTTGATATTGATTTTGAAGCTCTACCTAAATTTTCATTTATGTGTTTTTTAGTTGAATTGAATCCTGTGTTAACAGTTTCAAATACTAATTTTGCTTCTTTTACAGTACCAGCTTTGTCAAATGCTTCTAATACTTTTACCTTTTGAGATTCGTTTAAATTTTTAGATTTAAAGATTTTATTAGTATAAAGTAACTTAGCGTTTAATAAATTGATTTCATTTAACTCAGATCTTAAAGTCTTAACAGTTTCATAAGCTTCTGCTAATTCTTCTTTCATCTTAGAATCACCTGCAAATTTTCTTTTACCATCAGCTTTCTCCATGTTTTCAGAATCAGCTCTACGTTGTTTCATGTCTTGCTTTTTCTTACCATGTTTAGCGCCTTCAGCATCGTCTAATCGTGCATCGTACCCTTGTTTTTCATCAATTTCTTCTTTTGCTTCGTCCAATTCAACGTCAACCGCAGTTTCCATATCATCTTCTACTTCTACTTCTCCATCTTCATCTACATCCACATCAACGTCATCTTCGAATGATTCACCAGCTTCTAATTCGCCAGCTCCTACCATGTCTTCAATTACGTCTTCAATGAATTTTTTAAGATCCTCTTCAGACATATCTTCAAGGTCGATATCTTCGTCCTCATCTTCAATGTCTTCTTTTTCGTCCTTTTCACCGTCTAAGTAGCCTTCTTCTTCAGCATCAGTACGTTCGTCCTCTTTCAAGTCCTCTTTTTCGTCCTTCATACCGTCTTTGTAGCCTTCTTCTTCAGCGTCTGTACGAGCATCTTCTTGTAATTCTTTGTCCAACTCTGCTAAAATTTCATCTAATTCAGATACATCTTCCTCTTTGATTTTACGCATTTTTTCTGCGTCAGCTTCTGCTTTGTTATCGCTTTTACGATCATCGCCTTCTGCCTTTTCCTTTTTGGTCATGTATTCTTTTTTTTCCGAAATTTCTGCATCATCTTTCTTTGCTTCGTCTACTTTATCTTCTACAGCTTCATCCATATCCTCTTTATCCATTTCTTCTAACTTTGCAGCTAGCATAGATTTGATTTGTGGTTGAAACGCTTCTTCTAAAGCAATCTTAGCATTTGCAATGGCTGATTCTTTTACAGTCTTTGCATCGGCGATAGCCTCTTTTAAAAAGTTTCTGTTCATTTTCCTTAATTTTTTTTGGAAGTACGATTATTAGGAATCGTAATAAGAATTTATAATTTGTGAATGTCATATCAGAAATGACATATTATGTTTATACGTATATGAAGATTATTAAAAATAATAAGAAAAAGCGCCTCTTCGAAAAGAAAGCGCTAATTCCGGTTCACAGGGTAAAATTGTTTATATTATAGGACATGACCCATTAGCACATAATATTTCTGTGATAATATTATTTACTTTGGTATATGGGTTTTTTTGTTGAATTTCGATTCCTTCTTTTACTAAATGCATAAATGAATCTGGATTTGAGGGTGTTGAAACAAAATCCCAACATAGTAATTCGAAGTCATCTTGTACTTCTTGTACTTCACCCATTGGTTTTAAACTTCCCATTCCACGAGAAGATACTCCAACTGTAATTCCACTTTCAACTAATGCTTTTAAAATATTTCCACATGGAGTAGGTAATATTTCTATTTTACCCATTACATTATCTCCATCCCACCACATATCAGCTATATTATGTGATACATTTTGTAAATTAATAATAGTACTATCTGGGTGGTCTAATTCACCCATTGCTCTATTTTCATCTACTAATACTCTATACTTGTCAATTTCTCTTTCCCATAAATCTTTAGAATAATATCTACCATTACCGTTTTTTACTTCGGCGGTAGCTAATATTCCTTCAACTAATGGATTACCTCTTTTAGAAATATTATTTTCTGATAAGGAGGTCGGCATGGCTGTGAATAGCCTTGTTTCAACAAGTACTTGCTTACTCATATATTAAAATTTTTCTTGTCCAACTTTTCTTGGAGCATAATCAGCTGATTGGCCATTATTCTTTTCCCAAGCTATAGCATCAGATTCATCAACTATTTCTTTTTTGTAAGATTTACCACACATTTTTTCATAAAGTTTTTCCATCTTCATTTTTCTTCTTTCAAGATCTTTAACTTCACGCTGCATAGCCTTAATTTTTGTCTTATCAGCTAGCTCAGATAAATTTTCATCTTCAGTTACCATAGAAAGTCTTGCATTCTTTTTTTCTACAATTTCATCAATATGGTTGATTTTAGCTTCTAAAGCTACTATTTGGGATTGTTTATCAATTTCAGCTAATTTACTATCTAATGTTTCTTTTTTTACTTTTTTCTTTTTTGGTAGTGGTTTTTCCCCTAATGGGCCATTTTCCATTAAATCTAATAATGATATCATTTTATTTTCTTTTAGTTTTACTTTTTCCATTTGGTCAGATTTACTAGCTGTTAATCCAGGTGCTTCATCTGTGTATCCAATTCCATCAACTCCAAAAGCTGCGTTTTTAACATAATATAAAGGATCACTAGCTAAATTTTTAGCTACTAGTTTTTCTGCTTTTGCTATTGCTTCTCCTAAATCTGCATCTGATACAGTTTCTCTAACTTTATCCATTTCAAATTTAAGACCTAATCTAAATTCTTCACCATTTAAATTATCAACATTTTTATCATCTTTATAATCAAATCCTTTTGTTTCTAATTCAACTATATCTTTATCAGGCTTGCTAGCATCTGCTTTACGTGCTTCATCTGCTTTAGATTCTTTAGTTTGAGCAATGTGTACCGGAGGATATCTATTAGGGTTTTTTGGATTTGCTTCCTTTATTATTTCCATATTTTCATCAAATATTTTAAACCAATCTGGTTTAGTATTTGATTGAGTAACTACACCCGCTATATTTTCAGATATTACAGATCTATTTAGTAATATTTCTTCTGCTTGATTAAATGTAGCAGAATTAATTACCATGTGTGGGTAATTTCTTTTAACCTCTTTAAGGAAAATTTCTTTACTACCTTTTCCTTTTTTTATTTGGTTGTATTGTTCTTGTATTGTTTTCATTTATTCTCCTTTTAATAAGTCTTTAATATCTTTTATATAATCTAAAACTAAATCTGTTGGTTTTACCACTGAATATGATGATGGATTATCATTATAATAATCACTTGTTTCATTTTTAGCGTTGCTCAACATCTTATAAATATCATTCATTTCTTGTTCAATTACATCAAATGCTGCTATTCTTTTATCTTGATAATCTTTTTGATCCTCAAATAATTGTTTTACATCTAACTTTGAACCTTTTTGTACGTAATTTCCTGCTTTATTTTTTGGAACTAATTTATACCCAAACTCACTAGTATAGGTATTTTTTTCTACTCCATCTTTACCGGCTTTAGGACCCGGACCTAAACTTGCACCTGGGTCTTTACTTTCTGGGATAGGTTTTTGTTTCTTTTTAGGTTTTCTGAATGCATAAGGTGTTAAAAAAGCACCTGCTGCCCCAGATGTTGACATTTCATCAATTTCTTCTTCAGTTAACTGTCCCTTTAATTGAGCGTAAAATGCTGGGTATTCTTTTCTTATATGAGTTCTAAATTTATTAAATTCTAATCTTAACTCATCTGCTATACTTCTTAATACTTCATCATCTCTTACAGATTCACCTTTAACTAAGTTATTAGCTGCATCTTTAGTTGCTTTAAGTTGTTTAATAAGTTCACTGAAGGAAGGTAATCGAATTATTGTATGAGATATACCACCACCCTCTGATTCATAATCAGCATCTGTTTTAAAATAAGTGTCACCATCGTCTGATAAAAAATCTCTATCATCCCATGGACCATATTTTTTTTCAATCCATGCTTTTAACTTTGGATCAATATCTTTTCTTTTAGCTTCTGTAACTAATTTGTATATTTTGTTTACTATATTACCCATTAGCTGTAGTTAATTCTTCTAATAATGAATGATATTGTAATAAATCAACTAAATGATTATTTTTTATAGTTGTTCTTTTATTTAATTCTACAATTAATTTATCAATTTCTTGTAATTTTATTTTTGTTGTTTGATCTTTAACTTTTTTAGTTTCAGATTTTAAAATTGATTTTAATGATATAATTTCTTTATTATAAAATTCCTTTAATAAGGGACCATTATCTGCTGATGTAATAAATTCCTTTAATATTGATTTTTGTTTAGTATTTAAATCATTATATTTAGTATTAAAGTTTTCAAGTAAAACATGATATGTTAATGTACGTAAATCTTTATCATAAGATTTAAATTCTTCTAGTACCGTGTCTTTAATTTTTTCTTTATTTATTCCTTTAGTTGTAATGTGTTCTAATACTGTAATTTTATTATCTACTATTTGTGTAGAATTTGTTACCTTTTCAGTATTATATATTTCTAATAAAGTATATAAAGAAGCTTGTGCTTTATAATCTGATAATTTAGTTCTAAATAGATCTTCGACATCATAATGAGATTTTAATTCTTTAATTAAATTATATTTCTCATTTTTTAATTTCCTTCTATTAAGTTTTTTAGATTGTTCTAATATAGTAGATAAGGTAAGTGAGGCTTTGCTTTCACTTAAATTTTTGTCATTGAATATGGTTTCATACAATTTGTATTCTTTTCCTAATTCTGTATTAACAAAATATTCTTTAATGATCTTAATAGCTGGTGAATTTTTTCCAGATAAAGTATCACCAGTTATCTTTTTGACTAGAATCTCAAAAAGAATACCGGTATTTTTAAATTTTGAGTGTTTTATATACATCAATATTTATTTTAGTATAAATATATTAAAATTATTGTTCCTTAATATTTGATTCATCAAGAAGCGAACTTTTCGCCTTATCTTGCTCAAATACTAACTGTTTTTCAGATGGGATAGACTTTAACATACTTTGGTGCTGTAAATAGTTTGAATTATTCTCTAATGCTAATGGTGATTTATTAGTATCATTATAATCTTTTTTCATACCTGCAGCACCTAATCTATCTTTACCAAAATTATCATCTTGTGTATTTCGTTTAGATACCTTTTCACTAGGTCTACCTAAAGGTGTTTTATCTTTAGATCCATCTTTATAACCATCTGGTACATTGCCTGGGTCTGAGTACATTCTACCACTACCATATAATGATGCTAAATCATGAGGAGTACCATATGATTTACCTGTTTCTATAGGATCATTACCTTCTGCTTCTATTTGGTCAATTCTAAATTTACGTTTAGCATCCTCTCTAATTAGATCTCTATTTTCCTCAAATTGATCTTCACTTAAATGGAATATATGTTCATAAATCCAATCAGTAGGCATTAAATTAGTTTCCATCATTTGAGCAGCTAAATCAACTTTTTCCTTCATTAATGCTATTCTTTCTTGATCATAAATGATTGAAGGATTAGTTAATGATAATTCAAAATTACCTAATTGTTCATCTCTATAACCTTGTGTATATAAATGAACTAATGCTATTTTATATAATTCAGATACAATAATTCTTTGTATACGCTCTATTGTACGAGCAAATCTAATGTCTTGAGCTGCTAATGTAGCTTTACCATCTGAATTTTCATCATACCCCATAAATTGTTTAGGTACTTTTAAAGCTGCAAATAATTTATCTCTTAAATATTCAACATCTTGAATTCCATCCCATTGTAAACCATTTAAATTTTCAATTTTAGTTGCTTGATCATTTCCTCTAACTGGAATATAAAAATCTTCTAATATGTTTTGCATATTATATTTTAAATTATATTCACCTGTTTTTTCATCTACAAATGGAGTACGCTTTAATTTACTTAAAGTTTTTTCCATAAAAGCATCTACTTCATTTGGTGGAATTGCTCCTACATTCATATAAAAAATACGTTTTTCAGGTGCACGTACAATTCTATGAATTAACATTGCATCTTCCATTAACGTATATTGTTTAAATAATTTTCTTGCGGGTTCAATATATGATCTACCATAAGGTAAAAAATTCATATCAGACAATAATCTAAAATGAGCCATTTCATAATTATCAAATATAATACTACTTGCTTGATCTCCTGAATTAGGGACATTGTAATAACCATAACTTGAAGTTGATACCCCATCAGGTTGAAATCTAAATCTTACATCTTGAGGATTATTTGGTTCCCCAGTATCAGTATCAGTTCCAATTTGTCCTTCTATTCTTTCAATATGAAATGCAGTATAAGGAATTACATTATAAACACCAAATTTTTCAGCAATTTCTAATTTTAAGAAAAAATCACCATATTTACACATATTACGAATCCAAGACCAAAGATTAAATTCTATATTTAAAACATCATAAAATAAATTGTATAGAATTTTTTGAATGTCTTCATCTGCTGATTTAATAGATAAAACTTCACCCATATCATTTTTTAAAGTTGCTTCATCAGCAACAATATCTAATGCAGATGCTATAATAGCATCCATATCCATTGCATCATAATCTGAATATAATAAAGGACGCATTGTTTGATAATTGAATGCTGCCTGTTGACCATAAATTGATGTTCCTGAATTTGAGTATATTCTATTAAATCTATCTACTAATGAATTAGTTTCTAAATCTCCAGTTTGTTGTGCCTTATTAACATCAAATACTTTGAGTTGATCGCCTCCAACATTACGAATTATTACATCTGTTGAAAATAATCTTCTAAGTCTTGAAAATAAACTTGTATCTGCCATGTTTTATTTATTTATAAATATTATATTAGCCAACTAATGTCGTGGTCTTTACCATTTATTTTGGTTTTATATGGGTTTTCAACACTACTATTAGCATTATACCCACCACTATATTTGACTTTATTACTTTTTATGCTTCCTAATGCTGCTCTTGCCATGTCTAAACTCTGTTGTTGAAACTTCAATGAAGTATCTCTCAGGAACATACCAATCCCAAATGACATAACCAAGTCATCATTGTAACCACTTTGAGCTTCTGGTCTACCATTTTTCCAAATGAATACTTTCATTTCTTCTAACAAACGTTTCGAACGAATTATTACGGATTTGTCACCTACAAATTCCCTAAATTTATTAATGCAGAGTGGTCTTGTTCTCATAGACATTGTAAATCCTGGGACCATTTCACTATTACTTTCATATACTCTTAAAAAAGATTCAGCTGTAAGTGCATCTGATTTTGGTGATTGGTATAAATTTCTATATCCTCTTTCTCTAATAGCATCTAATGTTGCCCATCCTATATTAGCATTTTCTACTACTAGCATAGCATTATTATATTCAGTAGCTAACCCAGTTAAAAAATAACCAAATTCTTTTGGGGGTAATTGGCCCTTATATTCTGCTACTTGTGTATTAGTTTGAATATCCATTACATGACATGCCGAAAAGTCTTTTCCATCTCCCCTGGCAACATCAGCTACAATCATATATTCTCTAGAATAGTCAGCGTTTTCCCAAACCCATAAATTTTGATCTGCTCCTCTTCTTTCTAATGGATCTTGAATTGTACTTTGTGATATAAAATCAATCCATTCTGAATAAAATACTATATCTCCTGATGTGCTAAAATCACAGTCACATTCTTGTGAAGCTAATCTTGGGTCACCTAATAATTCATCTTGTCTATCTCTCCATGATTGATCTCTTTCAGGATGAACATCCCAAGGTAATCTTATTGGTATAAAATCATTTTGATTATTTTCTGCTGATACCCATGTTTTGTGAAACCAATTTCCAGTACCATAAGGAGTACTTAATACTATAGCACCACCCCCTGTTGCTAGTGTTTGTTGAGCTGATGCCCATATTTCTCCAATTTGGTCAATAAAGGCTGCCTCATCAATTAATAGTAATGATACTGCTTCTGATCTACCAGCATCACTACTTGCAGATGTTGCTTTAATTATTGAACCATTGTTAAGTCGAAGTGATAATTTATTATTTTCTTCAGCTGGTATTTTTAACCATGAAGGTAAATTATCATACATAAATTTTACCTTAGTAACCATATTACGTGCTGTTTCCTGTTTAGTCGCAATACATAATACATTTTTATCTTTATGAAATAACATTAACCATAAAGAGTATCCAGCTGATAGTGTTGATATTCCTAATTGTCTAGATTTTAAAATAATTGAATATGGATTTTCTTGCATTAAATGCAATACTTTTTCTTGGAATGGGTATAAATTAAATAATATTCTTCCTCTTTGAGGATGTTGGATATTACAGTACTTTTTCATAAAGTGTGCAGGATCTTTAGCACATTTTATATATTCTTGTCTTATTATTTGTTTTAAATCTGACATTATTTATTTCCTATTTTCCAATATAATCTACCAGATATTACAGGTTGGAAATTTTGATTAACTCCTAATCCTAACCCATACATTTGTTTTTTCTTATTTTTGTATAATAATTCACCTCCAACATAATTTAACTGGTCTGATCTTCCTTGTATTCCTATACCCCAATAAAATTCTCTATTATTTAGATAAATTTCTTCAGTTATAGTTGTTGTAGGTATTAAAATATTGGATTCAACTGCTCTTTTCCAAACTGTATTTTTATATATAGTATCTGTTATTGTTATAATACCTAAAGAATCTAAATCAATTTCATCTATAAAAACATTTTTAGCATAATAATCTTTTAATACTTCTAAAGTATCAATAGGGGTATTAATTAAAATAGAATCTATTTGAGTAACAATTTTAGTTTTCCATTTAGGAACATATACTTCTTTTACAACATTTATAGTATCCCACTTAGTTTCTGTTTTTGTAATAATTTTAGGCTCAGTAATAGTTTTCCCCCCACCACATGACCTCATAAAAAAGATAATAGCCACTAATGCTACAATAAGTAGCGTTTGAATATTTTTAAAGAAGTCCTTCAATCTCTTTTTTAATTTTTGTTAAAGTTTTAAGTCTATCCTTTAACTTTTCTTTTTCACTACCTTCAGCATCTTTCCATTTTTTAGCTGTGGATTTTAATTCTGCTGATGTTTGTTGTAGTTTAGAAGCTAATTTTGATATAGAGTCTCCCTTTTTAGCAGATTTCATTGCTTTTTTATCCATATCATCTTCATCTTCATCCTCAAACACAGCTGTAGGGGCAACTGGGATATTGTATTTATCTATTGTTTGATCGTCATATTTATGATCTACATAACCATCATCTTGGAATTGGCCTGTATCATTTCCTTCTCCTAATCCTAAATCTTTAGTTAATTGAGCTGTTTTTTCTAATTCAGCATTATAATCTTGTTGGGCCTTAACATCTTCTTTAGATGCTTCTTCTAAAATATCAAGTATTTCTTCTTTTATAGCCTTTTTAAATTCTGATCTTTTCATTGTAAGAGTATTTTGTTATAAATATCACAAAGAAACTGCTTGTTTAACTAATTCTATACGTTCTTCAGTGGATCCTTTAATTTCTATTAAATTTTTAATTTTATGTCTATATTTAATAATTAATAATTGGATATTCTGATCAATTAATTTTCTATACTCTGCATTAGTTTCTCTAACACCATTATTTTCTATTTCAACTCCTTCAGGTGAAACATAAAATACATAATCATACTCATCTAACATATTATTTGCAAAACTACAAAAATCATCTGCCTCTAAATAATTCATAGATTTTGAACATTTAGCAAATGCCATTACATCAATAATTGTTCTATCTGTTATGATATTATCTTGCATTAATTCACTTGCCCTTTCAGCTAAAAATACTGCTTGACCCTTAACTGTTGAATCTGTATTTAATGGTATACCCATTTCCATAAGATACTTAGAACGTTCTGTTCTAAATTTATAATCTTTAAACTCTGGTAATTTAGCTAAAGCATTAACTAAAGTTGTTTTACCTACTGACATTGTGCCACAAAAACCTATTTTCATATTAAAATGGTAAATTTAATGGATCTAACTGTGAAGATCCCATTCCTACTCTATAACTATCACTATCAAAATGTTGTGTTGATACCTCAAATATACAACTTCCTTCTTCAAGAGCCAACATTTGGTGAGGTTGACCTGGCATTAAGTGAATACAATCACCTTCTGTTACTTCAACTGATAACTGTTCTGCTGTTTCAGTATCAATGTATTTATATAAAAATTTTCCTTTAGAAATATACCATGCTTCATCTTTAAGTAAATGATAATGCATTGAAAAAGATTTACCTTCTTTAAATACTAATAATTTACCACAATAATGTTCATTATTAATAATCCATAATTCATGACCCCATGATTTTTTATGAATTTCTCCTTTATAGGGCATTGCTTGTAACGTATGTTCTCTCATATTAATTTCTATAAGTTTCTCCTTTAGGTGCTGATTGTTTGTACCAAGGTAATCCTTCTCTTTCTTTCATTATTTCTCTAAAATCTTCTTCTGAGTATTCAATTCCGCTTAAAAAGAAACCTTTTTTAAATTCTGATTTTTTATTTATTGGAACAATTGCCGGATGGTCCCATCTATGATGTTTCCAATGATCTTCACCTTCCATTTTTATTAGATAATGTCTTGCTCCTCTTGACTTAATAACTTTTTCTTCATATAATTTTTCACTGTTTGCCATAGTCTTTATTTTTTATTTACATTTTTATAATAATCTGTTCTGCTACTAATGTACCCTGTGCTCCTGATACTGTAATTCCTCTAGCACTTAATGCATCACCTACAAAGTGAACATTAGGGTATTTTGTTAAACTTAAATCTTCATAATTTACTAATGGTTCAGGTGATAGATATTTAATTTCAGGTACATACACACCCCAGTCATCTCCTAATGTAGGAAATACTTTTTTCATATCATTAATAAAATCATCAATGTACGTGTAATATCCTTGAAATGCTTCTCTTACTTCATCTAATGAATCAATTTGAACTGCACTAACGCCTATACCTTCAGATGTAGTAGTAGGTTTTCTTGTAGGACTATAAAATAATCCAGTACTTTCTTTTTGTACTTTTCCTACTAATTCTCTAGACCAATCAAATGGTTTTTCAATACCTTGAACTTCCATTAATATACCAAAATTGGTCATATCATTTCGGAATGCTTCGTCTTTTTTAGCGTGTCCATTGTATGAATGGTCCCCATACGTTTCTTCAACGGCAACGTATGCTGCATTGTTGTTTGTACAGAAAGAACGTAATGATACTCCTTTGTCTTCGAATTTACGATATAATTTGAAATCATAACTTACATCAATTAATTTTTGAAAGTGTTTTTGTGGTGCTTCAAATCGAACACCTATTTGTACTGGTTTTGGTTCAGTTGGTAAATCATATTTTTCTGCTAATTTTTTACCAAAGTCAATACCTGATTTACCTACACCAAATATAAGTTTATCATATCTTTGAGTCCAATCACCATTACCCTTTATTTCTGTATAGGAAATAAAATTTTCTTCAAAATCAATATCTGTAACTTTGGTTTCCCAAATAAATTCTACACCACCATCAACTAAAAAGTCATACCAATTTTTACCTATTTCGTGCAAATAATCTGTACCAACATGCCATACTGGGAATAAACGTAAACCAAAATAGGGTTTAATAAAATCTGGTTCTGCTATAGGATTTGAACATTGTACTTCTTCTGGTTTAGGGTGGAAACGTTTAAAATTATCTATCACCTGATCAAATAATTCCATTGCTTTTTCTTCACCACAATATTTAGATAATTGACCACCAATTGAAGTATGATAAGTTAATTTACCATCAGACCAACCTCCTGCTCCTAGGAAACCTGTCATTACTTCTTCATATGGTCTTAAATATGGATCTTTACCCATATCAATAATGGTAATTTTACCATCAAAACCACTATCAATTAGCTTAGTAGCAGCATTTACATTTGCTACACCTGCTCCAATCATTACTACACTTTTACTCATCTAGACTTGAATTTTATTTGTTATCAATATACGAAAAAAAAATGTGACCTCCAAATAGGAGGCCACAGATCTCAAAATTTATTTTATATAATCGTTCGGCTATGAATCGAACTGTTTGTTTTAGTTTTTAATAATCATCTTCATCATCATAATAATCATCATAATCATCTTCTTCATATGTATCGTCTTCAAATTCAGCATCATAATCAAACATATCACCTGCTGTATTTTTAGTATACTTACCTTGTTTAGCTTCAATATGAGATAAAATATGTTCTAAAGCATCCTCAATAGTTTCTTCATAATTAGTTCCGTTTTTAAATATCATGTTCATAGCTGATCTTACACCTGTGTTGGCATTAACTAAGAACGAATGAGCTGGTCCTACTGTTTCAGTACCATATCCTGTCGTATACTCATCTCCATCATTATAATAGCGATAAACAATTCTATTAATAGCTCTTAACATTTCACCTTCCATAGTATCTGATTTGCCAGATCCTGCTACCAGTTCATCATAAAGAGGTTGGTTTCTATCATCTAAGTCTTTACTTACAAATTCTTTAATTTGGGTTAGCTTGCTTTCAGCTAAATATTTTTTATAATCAAAATTTTCCATATTATTATATTTTTTGTCCTATATATCTTGTAGATGTACACTCTGACATTATTATTTCCCCAAATTCATCAACCCCAGCATCATAAGTATATGAACTATCTGGGTGGTATTCATTTCCACATCCCTCACATTTAAAGGGGGTAAAAATTACAGGAGGAAAAGGATCTAATGTATTTTCTCCTTTATTATTTCCCCATGCAAATTCATCTTCCCAACTCATTATTTAGTCTCTTGAGTCATATGAATCATCATTACCTGGGTCTGCTAATTCTTTAGCAGCTATAATTGCTTGTTCTAAACCATCATGTACAGCATCACTACCTATATGATAAAATTGATCTTTCATTTCTTCAACATGAGCTACAAATTCAATTATTTCATCCATAGTAGGCATATTCCAAACACCTTCTTTTATGTGACTTGGTTTCATTCCTAATTTAGCAGCAGCACTTTTAACTCCATCTCTAGGTTCTTCTTCTTTGTCTTTTTTAGCTTCATAAGCTGCTTTAACACTTTCTAATGTAGGTAATGCTTCACCTGATTTTCTGGTATCATACCCAGGTGCGTTCTCATTTAATAGTGTTTTATTACTTATAAATTTTTTTAAATTAAAATTATCCATTTTTCTATTTTTTTATTATTTTATTGACCTCTCCCGAATTCGAAAGCAATTCCAAACTCTTGGCCTACCTCTTCTAATACATCTGATGGGTCTATTCCTGTGTCTCTAATCATTTGAATTATTTCACCTATTACTTGGCCCGATCTTTTATCTGTACCTGCAGCACCAAAGCTTTCTTCAGCTAATTTTAATTGACCCTCATCATATTCAACTTCCTCACCATCTGATTTTTTAACGCTATATGCATTAATTTTAGAGCCAAACATTCTACGTGAATCAGTAACTTCCATTTCATCACCTCCACTTTTCATAGTTACTTTATCTCCTACTTTAAATTTCTCTTCATTAAGAAATTCTCTAAATGTTTTTAATTCTTTCATTTTTTTTATTTTTTACAATAACCTAAGCAAACTTGCTTGAAAGTTATATAATATATTATATTACAAATTAATTTTTTCATTTTTGTAAATTTTCAAATTTAATACTCCTGTTCCTTTAATGACTCTATGCCATTTATGTCTAGGTATAAATATACGTTCTTGAAGTGAAGTCGGCAAGGAATTATCTAATTGTAACTTCCAATCAGTATTGCCTATAATTTCAACTACTCTATCTTCATCATCACGATGCCAGAGTAATTCTATAGGATCAATGGTTTCCGAAAATTGTCTTAGAGTATAATTATCTGTAACTTCTAAGTCAATATAAGGTTTACCAGAATCCTGAGAAGCTTGATTTAAGTCCGAGTAATTTTGCATAACGTGGTAATCTACAACTCCAATATCCAGCTTTTGTTCTATCTTTTTTAGACGAACATTTATGACGAGCAGCAAACGCCGCACGTGCTTTTGAGTCATTTATTTTAGCTCTTAAACCACCAGATCCAAATCTGACAGTTTTAATTTTTTTAGTTTTAGGATCCTTAACGTATACTTTATATGCTTTACCACCTGATGATGAACGCATTGGTTTTCCTATTGGTCTATTGTCTTTTTTCTTAGCTTTTTTCTTTTTAGCTTCGTTTAATGATTCACTTATGTCAAAATGGCTACTAAGATTATTTTTAAATATATCAAAATCACTTCTATCAAAGGCTAATATTTGACCATTATTTAAATTTCTATAAACACCTTTTCCACCTTGTTCTTGGCCTGTATATCTCCACATTCCACTTGAGATAGAGGTATCTTGGTATTTTATGTTTTTATTTAAATCAAAATTTGGATATTTAGAATCTGATTCGTTTAATTGACTTCTTAAAAGTGATTTCCAATTAACCATTATTTGAGCCACTCCTTTTATAAACTCCGGATTTTTTAAATCACCCTTAAATTTACCAAATAATGCTCTTAATTCTTCTTTAAATTCAGATACTGATCCTGTTGGTTCGAATGGAATAGAATCTGGATCCTCTGGGTTTCTATTAAAACCACTATAACGGGTGACTTCATTCATAGACATATTGTCCATTTCATCACGAACCCATTCTTTTTCATTATCACCTAATTGATCATAATCCATTCCGAATTCCATATTTGCTAATTCATCTTCAAGATCCATGTGTTCATTTAATTCAATAGGAAAATCTAATGGTACTTTTTTACCTTCAAACATTCCAAAATGACCTAAATTAGTTTCTGTAAGTAAAGCTTTATCATCTTCATTGGTAAATTCTAAAATACCTCTACTATATAATGATCTTGCTTCTGCAAATAAATCAAAGTAAGCACGTGAGCCAGCACGATATAAATGCTCAGTAAGCGGTTTATTAGTGTCTATATGGTGTTTTAAACCTTCGGACAATATAGCCTTCGGAGCTTTGCTCTCATTAAGTACTAACGCAGTACTTTTAGTTTCACACGTATCACATCCACATTTACACATATTATTTCATTATTTCGTTGTATGATAATTCTACTTTATCACCTGTTAAACTGCCATTTCTATATAATAAATTTTCAGGTTGAACTGTTGCTCTTAATCCTCCTGTAGCTTTACGAGTAGAATCATGTCTAATATTTAAAACAGGTTCGGCATTAAATTCCTCAACATCTCTCATATCTTCTATAATTTTAGAAACTTCTACTTTAATTGTATCTCCTTCTAAACTAAAATCTTTAGGGGAATATGTTCTATAAATTACAACAGCATCGTCAGATCCAAATATTATAGACTCTTCATCTTTGGATGGTAAATCTGTAACAATAACACCTGTTACTTTTCTATCAGTACCTTCATTATACATAATATTGATACCATCTTTTACATTACCTAATTTATCTTTAAAAGGTTTAAAAGTTAATTCAGGAGCAAAGTCTCCTCTTTTTATTTTTTCTGATAATTTGGCAACTACATCTTTATATCTTGTATCTGAGCTTTCCCAAAAACCAGCATTATCTTTTTTAATTGAAATAGGATAATCTTTATCACCTTTTAAAACAACATCTGCTTTTTTACCACCAGCTACATCATATCCTACATCAAAAACTTCTTTAATTCCTTTAGTAGCATAATTTTTATTTGAACCTACAAATACTACATTTTTAGGACCATCTTCAAGATATTTTCTTAATTCATTAGATAATATATCTTCATTTTCAGTACCAGCTGATGCTCTACCTTGAGCATTTGAGGGTTTTAATAAAAATACTGCACCTTTATATAATACAGCCCCCATTGAAGAACCTTTAGAATTTGGATCAAATGTAAAATCTTCTAAAGCATCCATTTTTTGAGCATAATCAAAACGTTCTGATCTTGGAACTAATACTTTATATCTAGTACCTGATACTTTTTTAAAATCCTCATCTTTAAATTCAAATTTATCTTTAAGAACTTCTATACCTTCTTCAGCATCTGTAACTTCATTAATTATAGTAAATTTTTTACCTATTAATTTAGATATTTCTGATTCTAGTAACAAAACATCCTGATCATTATTCATGTCAGGATATCCTTTAGGAAACTTATATGCAATCCTATTTAAATATTTTGTAATTACATCCATTATATATCTATGTCTGTTGTGTCATCAATATCAACATCTACTTCTTCACCCCCACTATCAGATGAACCCCCATCAGCAGATTCTGCTGTTTCAGGAGCACCATATCGTAAAATACGAGCAATAGCATCAATAGCTCTTTCTTCTTCTGGTAAATTAAGTAAGTAATATTTTTTACCTTCAACTTGAGCTATCCAACTTGTTCTTGTAAATATTAGATAAAAATTAAAGTCGTTTTTTAAATTAATTCTAAATGTAGTAGGTTTTGGAGCAACCCAATCAATTGATGCTATAAAATTATCAAATTCATGAGTTAATAAATCAACTATTACTTTTTTTAGTTCTGGGAATTTGGCAAACTCATCATACTCAACAGCAGCTGCTTCAGCTTGTTTTCTGTTACCAACGAGAGTTGGAACAAGTAATCTAACTTTTTCCCTTAATTCTGCCGCTGTCATATTATTTTTGTTTTGCTGTTGGACCTTTTCCTCCGCCTTTTGCTTTATAAGATGCTACTGCACCCGCAATAGCTTTTGCTGCTTTTTCTGATTTACCTGATTTTTTAATTTTATTTACTAATGTATCATATGATTCATCTACTTTACCATCTTGATCTTCATCTTTAGCATCTATTTTTTTATCCCAAAATCCTTTAGGTAAACCTTCAGCTATACTTTCACTAAATGATTTCATCCATCTAGTTAATATTTCTCTAGCTTCTCTTTTTTCTAAATCAAATGCAGACTGTAAATAAGGAGCAGCACCAAACATATTGGTTTTACCTGAATCTCTTAAATCATTTAAAAATTTAAAATATAAATCATCTGACATATGTTCTTCTAATGAAGTAGATTCATTTACTTTAGCATCTGGGTAATATTCTGCAGGTCCTATTCTTAATTTACTTTTATCAGTAACACCTGTATCAAACCAAGATCTAATAGCATCATCAACATTTCCACCACCTAAGAAAAAGCTTAATAAACCTTCTAAACCTTTAGAACCTTCTGCTATAAAAGCATCAAATTCTTCTTCACTATCCCACTCAAATTTATCATCTGATGTAAATTGATATGTTGGTTTATTTTGTAAATTAGACATTGCAAATGCAGTTCCACTACCACTATGACCTCCAAAATGTGATTCTTTAAGAGATACAACATCCTTAGATGGTGTTTCTTTATATTTAAAATAAATAGCATATCTTTTTTTATTACCATTATAATCTTCTAAATATATTTCTTTTTTAGCAAATGCTTTTCCGTTGTAGGCACGGCGCCATTTATTCATATTCATAGCTTCTGTTATGTTTTCTTCAGTTAAATCATCTACAGATGTAATGTAATCTTCAACGGTCTCGTCAATATCAACACCATCTATGGCTTCTACACTGTCATTGTTTATAACGCGTGTATTTGCGTCAACTACGGCATCAATTTGTGGTTCGTTAAGTTCAAAATCAAGGTATTCTTGAGCACCAACTACAGCCTCTTTTGCCTTGAATATTTTACTTTGCCACCATGAAGGTAAATCTACTTCACCCATACCATCAAATTGATCTAAGGTTTTATATAATTGCATAGATGCTTTACCAATTTGATATAAATCACCTTTAATCATACTAGGTTCATTATCTTCATGACCTAAGTCTAAATCTTCATTTAATCTATCAACAATATCTTTAAAGGCAGCATCCTTATCACCTTTATATAATTGTTTAACAATTCTTTTACCTAATATCTCTAACTCACCATTATTTAATGAGTGAGGTCTATTAAAACCTTCTAAATATCCTGATCCAATTATAACTAAATCTTCATCTGGGTTGTCTAAATCTTCTTCTTCGTACCCAAAATCCTCTTCATCATTTGCTTTAACTCTTGGGGGTAAAGGTTTTAATTCTAACTCTTCTTCTAAACCTAATACAGATTCTTCTTCTGTATGATCCGGAGCTGCTGTAGTAACATCTAATTCTGCATCTATTGGATCACCATGAGCACCACTTTCTAAATCTTCCTCTTTGATATTTTTTTCAATAGCTGCTCCTCTGGTTTTTTCATAATCAGATAGCTTACCATCTTTATTCAAATCTGCTTTTTTAGGATTTTTTAATGCATCTTTAATTAATTCTGTTATTTTAGGATCTCTCATTTCTTTGGTTTGTTTTTTAGCCATATTAGTAGCACGTCCGTACATAACAGCTTCTGCATCCTTACCATACTTTTTTACTAGATCTCTTTTATTATCTTTCATATTCATGATAATATCTTCTCTTTTATTGAGTTCAGCCTTAGTAAGTTTGCGTTCGTTGATCATATCTTATTTTTTATCCTCAGCTACAGATGCTTTTCTATACTCTGAAATTAATTTTTTAATTCCACCTAATGCTTTTCTAGCACGACCATGAGCCGCTTTAGATTTACCACTATGCTCGATTGAAAATGTTTCATAAAGTGCATCTAACTGTTCTTTTAATTTTAATGTATCCATTTTTATAAATTTTATTTATTAATAACTATTATTTAATTAATCCAGCTAATTTTCTGAATCTATTTACTTCTTCGTTAATTACTTCTTCTTTAATTTCTTCATTTGTTGAAGCCACAACGTGTGCTCTAGTATAATAAGTAATTGTATTTCCAATTTGATCCATTAACTTTTCATCTCCCATAGCAGATGCTTTTTCTTGTGCCTTAGTTAAAAGACCTAATACAGCTGCTGTATCACTACTTTCTCCTGCTAATTCTGAATCTACTTCAATTTCTGATTTGTCAGATTCATCATCAATATTTACTTCATCTTCAATATCAACATTAATGTCTTCATTATCTTCAACATCTACTTCTTCTGCTTCTCTCATTGTATCATCTTCTTCATACTTACCACGCATGCCTTCATCCATATCATCATCTCCACCTCTCATGGCTTCATCAACGTCATCCTTTTTCATTTCTTCAGAAACGTCTTTAGGTTCGTCTTTTTTTAATTTAGCTAATTTAGCTTCATTATCTTTAATGTCTTTTTCAAGGTCTTTAATATGGTCTCTATCATCACGGATAGCACCTTCCATACGTTTTTGTTCTTCCTTGTTTCCTTTTTTAGAATCTTCAGCCTCTGATAAGAAGTTAGCTTTGATTATTTCTTTTAATTCTGATTTTTTCATTTTATTGAATTTATTTTAGTTGGGTTTATTTATAAATATATGAAATTTCTTCTAACTGCGCAGAATGGCGTTTTTATGGTGTTTTTAGGATACAGCATCTTGTACTACTCCTTTTAATATTTGAGCTACTTCTGTGCCTTTAACTAAAGATTTTAAACCATACAATCCACCTTTAAGATATCCTGCTTTTTTTATATATCCTACAGCATTATCTCCTGCTTGACCTGCCATAAGAAGAATTACAATAGCATATAAGATATCAGAAATTATTTTTTTACTTTTTTCATTTTTAGTAAATATTCCTACTACTCTTCTTATAGGTGCTTTAAATGCTTCTTCATTTTTATGAGTAAAATTATATATTTTTTTAGCAGCTTCTTTTCCTTTACCCCATTC